TAAAACTGATATACATTTTTAGGAGCTAACTCCCAATACTTTTGTAACTCATTTACAACTTGTATCCAATCTGATTTCATACTAAGAAAACGATGAACCATGTAATTACTCCAAGTTTTTTTATCACCCTCATCAAGTGATTCCCAATACATCGGATTTTGTACATTTGTAATTTGTTTTATGTGGTCGAATAAACTCTTTGACATTTTCTGAAACCTTTAATATAAATAGTTTAATTTTTTCTGAAACCAGAAAGAAATTTATCCACCCATTCATTTTTTTTCAAATCAATTGATAAGGTAACTCTATCGGCATTACCCTCGTTAAACATACTATGATTTAACTTTACATTAAATGTGTGAATGAAACCTGCTTCCATTCTAAAATTTTTAAATCGTGGTTTAAATTTTTTATTAAAGGTGTAAAGTGTGTGAGAATTTTCTTCAGTCCACTCTTCTTCCATTTCACAATCAGTTACTCCAAACCAACAACCATTGTTCGTTCTTATTGGTATTTGAAACCTAACTATATCATCACCCATATCTCTATCGTTGTGGATACCATATGATGTTCCTGCCTTTCTTCTTAACAATCTGAATGATGTTACTTCTGTTTGAAAACTATCATATATCTCTTTGAAATAAGGTGTTTTCTTTATTATACCTGTGTATGGTTGATTATTATAATGGTCATTACCACTTTCAGGTAATGATATGGCATGTCCAAAGGCACCATCCTCATACTTACCATAGGTTTCTGCCATAAATAAATCATTCTTTAATCTTGTTAAATCATACTCTGGTCCTGTTTTCCATCCTGTATCAAAATTTCTCATCTAAATGTATCTCCATGCATCCAACTTACAATTGAGTGTCTTGTACCTGAAATTATTGGTGTAACTCTGTGTATGACTAATGGATTAAAAATTATAATACTCCCCTTTTTTCTTGTTGCCTTAACAAAATCATTATCATCTTTTGTAGTCAATGCAAACTCTAAATCACCACCCTCATAATCATCACTATCGGATAACTGAACTATTACACTTATTTTTCTTGTAGATTCTGCACCTTTACCAAAATCAGGATGCCATCCATAACCATCACCCTTTTCATATTTTAATAATTTGAAACTTTCGTAGTTATCCCAATCAATATCATATTTAAAATGTAATTTATTGGCTACCTTTACACAAGATAAAATCTTATCAGTAATCTTATTATCATCTACTTCAGAAGGTCTCATCCAAGGATGTGGCCAAGAATATTCATTTGCCTTTCTATAATCTCTAACTTCACTACCATCCAAACCTACAAGCTGAGCTCTACTACCATTCGTATTAATTGTATTTTTTGATTCACCAAAAACTCTATCTTTGATATAATTAACCTCAGATTCATTTAGGAAGTTTTCTTTCTCTACATAGTATTTAAAGTTATTATTCCTAATCATACAAATGTATCTCCAACTGCCCAACAAACACTTGTATATCTTACACCACTCGTTACAGGCTTTACTTCATGTCCTGCAAATGATGGAAATATAACTAACCTACCGATTTCAGGTTCAATAATAGTATCATCAAATAATTTAAATTCTCCACCCTCATAATCATTATTTAAAAACAATACACCAGTCATTTTAACAATACTGAAATCTTCTGATGGATGAAAATCTGCGTGTGGTGTATACCAATCCCCTACATTATATCTATGACCTGTATATTCATTACGATGTAATCCACCAATATCATATTTGTAATGAACTTGATTTGCAATTTTAAACGCCATCCAATATTTGTTTAACATTTCCAAATCATCATAAACTGCTACATTTAAATTACAAACAGCAGGGTCTTGTTTATATTTTGGATTACTATCTTTTCCATAATAAACATCTTTAACTTTCTTCACACAATCATTATCGATTCTTTTTATAAAATCTTCACACTCTTGTTTAGATAAAAAGTTTTTTCTATCTAACCACCATCTAAAATTTTGATTCTGTTTAAACTGACTATTATCTACTTTTTTATACAAAGGTATCTCCAACTCCCCAAGCTAAACAAGAATATCTACTTCCCTTTTTAACTGGCTTAACTCCATGTCCTGCAAAAGCTGGATGAATTATTAACTTACCAACCTTTGGTTCTATAACTTTACCATCAAAGAAATGAAATTCACCACCCTCATAATCATCATTTAAAAATACAACACAAGTTAATTTATTAACACTATACTTATCAATCCAATGAAAATCTGAGTGTGGTGTATAATATTGTCCAACATCATAACGATGAAGTGAAAGGCCATTACCATAAATACCTTTACAATTATAATGATATGTTGTTAAATCTGCTAACTTAATTGCGTTCCAAAATCTATCTAATAATTTAGAGTCTTTACTTCTCTTGAAATTTAAAAAACAAGAAGTATTATCTTTTTGATTTAATTTATTTCTATCTTCCGTACCACGATAGAAACCACTTTTTAAAACAGATTCTTTATCAACCATTTCGATTAACTCTTCACATTCATCTTTACTAAAAAAGTTTTCTCTTTCCAAGTACCATCTAAAATCATTATTACATTTTAGTTTATCTAAGTCTATATCTTTATACAAAAGTATCTCCTGATATAAATTCTTGTAAACAATATCTTGTTCCCTTTGTAACAGGAGTTACTCTGTGGAAAAATATTGGTGAGAAAATAACTAATGTTCCTTTTTCTTGTGGCATTGTGTAATACTCCATAGTATGTGGGTCTTGAATTGCTAACTGAGTTTGCCCACCCTCATATTCACTTGGGTCTGTTAACTGAACTATAGTAACTAACTTTCTTGTAGAACTACTACCAGCATTAAAATCAGAATGCCAAGTGTAGAAATCACCTGGTGTATATTTAATCATTTTGATATTATCTTCAACTTCTTTTATATTGAAGTTCCAAGATAATTGATTTGAAATCTTCGCGGCTAACCATAACTTTTGTTGTATATCAGAATAATCACCAACAACATAATCTCTCATCGCCTTATTTAAATACCACTCAGTTACACTTCTAAACTCTAAATTATGGTCTGAACCTAAATGTGGTTCAATACATCCAACCTCACCCTTTTCAGTTTCTTCAACTCTTTTTATAATTTCATCACACTCTTCACTTGAAAAGAAATTTGGTTTTGAAATCCACCATCTAAAATTATCATTTTGTTTTAACTCACTCATCTCTACTCCTTAATTTTTCACGAAACCTTTTTTCTGTATCATTCTCTGATACTATCCATTCAGGTACATAATAATTTTCATCACCTGTTAGATAATCTACAAACTCTGGCTTATCTATTTCAACTTCGTGAAAGTCCATATTACTATCCGCCAAATAGTGTGGATATTTTTCAGCCACACCTTGATAAATTGTTTTAGGTTTTAAATAATCATTGAAGAAACTAATAATAGTTCCTACCTTAGAAACCTTTAATATAAATATTGGAAACATTAACGCACCTACATTATCACCATAAGTATCTTTTAATATTCCATCAAATTTTTTATTTGGTAGATTACTTTTCCAATCTCCAAATATTGGTATAACATTTGGTTTATCTTTGGCCCATTCTAATAATCTTTGATAAACAACTTTATCTTCTTCTATAATCGTGTGTGATTTTATATCTTGTTCTTGGATATAGTTTGCACTTATACCCATACCAAAACCTAATTCTAAAATATCTCCACCATTTTTTGTAACAACCTCAGCATGTTTCTTCATCATTGGATGTTCCCAATCATGCATGACAACTTTAGAATCTTTTAATAAACTATTCTTGGTGTACTCCACATTTATTTTCTCGGTGGTAGGTTATGTACTAATATATCTGATAAGAAATATGTATCAATATCCTCAACATCTAATGAATAATATGTATCACTTTCTTGTATCTCAGATATTGAAGTAATAGTTAGTTCGTTACCATCTTTATCAAGTAAAGTATCATTCACTGCTAACTCTGATGGATATCTCCAACACCAAGTACCAGCTTGTTTTACATAAACAACAGCCTGTGTATTATCACCTGCAAGTTTAATACTACCATTAATTAAATAATGATAATCAACTTGTTCCGATTTAACTTCCATCACAACCGAACCACTCATTGTACCAGATAATTCTGAATTAGTATAATTAATTGAAGCTTGCTCTTGTAAAGACATTTCTGTTGGATGATATGATTTTACAAGGTCTCCTACCTCAATATCTTGTATTTGTGTGGTAGAACCATCATACATTTGAACCAAACTACCACTTACTCCTAATGGTGAAAAATTAGCTTTATAAGTCCATAAATCACTATCCGTTGATTGAATATTCATATAATCACTCTTATAAGTATTTTTCAATATAATTGTTTTTTCAGGTGTAGTTAAAAACATAACTCTACCATTTGACATATAAACTTTATTATCTATCAAACTACCTGAACCTACAATAAATCTTTCCGTAATCGCACCATCATTATTATCAGCGAACCTAACCCAATCGAATGAAGATGTTGTGTAAGTGTAAGGGAATATTGAATTACTACTAATTGAAGAATCAACACCAGAGTATTTTTTTATAAAATCAGGATAAGGCCATTGTTGTGCTTGTGTATATGAGCCTGTATCAAATAATGGTATTAATGATTCACTTTCTGGTGAAGCACCTAAAATAGTTCTAAAAGAATTTTTCTGATATGAACCACTTGAAATAGTGTATAAATTATCATCAGAAAATGATGGTGTTTCAATAAATAAATGAAATTTAGAATTGTAATTTGAATCACCTCTTTGTGAAAAATATGATGAAGCAGTTTTTTGGTCATACTCAAATATAGTATTTATATTATGTGATGCAAAACTTGAACTAATCATAGATTCTTGTGCAGTCGTTGGATTCTTCACAACTTTATTACCTTGGTCACTTAATCTTGGTAAGTTAACACCATAAACATACGCCGTATCATAACTTTGAGTAGCGGCATAATTAGCGATATCATTGTAAACAGATTGTTGTTCACTTAAACCACCTGTATTCAAAACATTTGTGTTTAATTCAAAAAAGTAGATATCATCCGAACCACTTTCAATAACATAATCTACACTTCCAACAATACCTGCACGAGAAAGTGAAGGCCAACCACCCGCACTACCTGTAATATAATTTACTAAATTTAAAACTTTTGCTTCTACTGACATTAATTTCTCCTATGTATAAATATCTTATAATAGTATTTTATAACCACATTTTAAAACAACTTTTTGAGATGCAATATTCCAATCTTCTATTTGAGACCACCATCTTTCCCATTTTTGACA